CTAGGTCCGCGTAGCTTGATTTAAAGAAGGGATTGCTAGCGTCTTTGACAGCGCCTCCCATCTCCCCTTGTGCTGCCGATAGCGCCTTGGCTAAGGCGTCTATCTTCTCACTCATTTCCATTACTTATTACCTCTCTCTTCTCTGGCTAAAGCCTTTTCCATGTTTAGATGCGCTGTAAGTACCTTTACCCAACTATCGAGTAGTTCGATCCTCGCATAATCGCTGTATTCACTTATCCAGCAATCGGCGAATTCGACGCTGCCGCTAAAACCAAAATCATCGCGTCGAGCATTTAATCGAATTGAGTCATATATGAGATCGACGCCATCGTCGCCTGTGATCTCCGGCTCCTTGAGTTTTACCTCCATATTTTATAGGCCTCTTCTAGATAGCTTGGTGGCTCTTGCCAGCACAGTTCATTCCATTCTGGCGAGATCATTTCCATCAGCTCGCTGGTATCTTCAGCAACCTGTAGGAATTTTTCAGTGACGTTGTTCTGTCGCTCGGTCTCCCTGATAACTTCATCGAGGTAGTCGGGCTTCATCTCGTCACAGTTGTATTGGTGGAACAGTCGGTAATCAGACTTGTTCACGTACAGCAGCCAGCAAGGCATCCCGCCATTCAGCGCGCGAAACCCCGCTACCTGGCTCACGTTTGCCTGCTCCCATGGGCCAGTTAGTTTTTTAGGTAGGCTGTTCTGCGCCCAGCCTGACTTGGTTGTCTTGCTTTTCTTTGACCATTTAGTCTTGAGATCGCCGCGATAGGCGTAGTCGGGTAAGGTTTTATAGGGGATCTTGTTGCTGCCAATAAAGCCTATCAGCTCTTGCTCCCCAGCAAAACGGTTGGGGTCCTCCATCAGCGCCTCATTGAGGCCAAGCCATGCGTTCTCGATAACAGCGGCTAGCTCGTCGGCGTAGTAGTCCATCTTTTCGTCGTCGGTGCCGTCGTCCCAGAAACGAGGCGGCGTGTCGGACCACTCTTCGAGCGCCCAATCCTGCGCCTCTGATACCTCGGCGGTCCCCTGTATAATCATATCGACAGCGGTTTGCACTAACCTACCTGCGGTCATGTTGGCATTACTCGCTCCGTTGAATTTGCCGTCCAGTTTGTGGATGGTCTTCCAGGCTTCGTCGATCTGATCGCTGCTGGCTAGTTCTGACTTCGTTATGTGCCAGGCATCAGATAGCTTGGGCCTGATGACACACTTATCGAACAGTGTTTTACTGCGGGTTTTACTCCTGGGATTGCTGTGCCAAAAGTAGTTATGGCGCTTCGCCCAGGGTGGGAGTTCAATCTCATCCATAGCGTTTTCCTTGTCTCATTTCTGCACTTGGCGGCATTGACTGTCACGTTATACCCATTGACTCATACTGTCAACACCCATAAACTGGCAGGAAAACAGACAAGGAACTCTTATGACGTTAGACCAATGGCGCATCAGTAAGCGCTTCAGTTACAGTAAGTTAGCAGAGCAACTTGGCGCTCCGCATGCAACCGTGGCAAGGCGGTGGTGTCTGCCCGCTGACCACAACAATCGGGTGATACCGAGCGGTAAATACATGGAGCGTGTCGTTTTACTCACTAATGGATCGGTAACCCCCAATGACTTCTACCTTCAACGAAACTGAAGACCAAGTGCACTTGCGCGTGGTCAAGTGGCTGGATCTTGTGCTCCCCCATGGGCATCTGTTGCACCACTCCCCCAATGAGGGCAAGCGCCACATTAATTTCAAAACCAAGCTGAAAAGGATGGGCACTAAATCGGGCTGGCCTGACCTAGAAATCTTCGTGCCTGTCGAATCATTTCTACCTGGCAAGGCCCCAACTCCGGTGATGATCGAGTTGAAGCGCACTAGGGGAGGTCGCATCTCTGACAGCCAGAAACAGCTGTCACGGCATTTTAAGCACCTAGGCATACGATGGTACTGCTGTAACAGCGCTCGTGCTGTGAGGGACGTTCTACGGCCTCTCATGGCTATTCAAGAGACAGAGGACAGCGATCTTCTGCTCGAACCTACAATCCCTACCACAAGGAAACGCAAAAATGAGTCAGCAAAAAAGAATTCTTAACTACTTAGAGCAAGGCAACACACTGACCCGACTAAACAGCTGGGAAGAATTGAACGTGCTGGAAGCGCCGGCCAGGATCAGCGAGCTACGCGCAGCGGGACACGAGATCCACACTGAGATGGTCACGATCAATAACAAGTACGGCGAGAAGGTACGCATTGCGAAGTGGTCGCTCAGGGGTTGACGCCCCATTGATCTGACGTTACGCTTCGCTTGTCAGCCCCGACAGCTTAAGCTAAGCATTGCTAAGCTATAGCATAAGCTAAGCATAAGCATTAGCTAAGCAATAGCTAAATACTTATATAAACTAATAGCTTATATAAAGCATTGCTTAGCTATAACTAGCTAAGCTAAGCATTGCTAAGCGTAAGCTGTTTGGTTTTAGTTATTGAGCCAATATGCGAAGCCGTATCGCTCAGCGTTTCGCATGTATCGGCGCAGCGTTGTGGTGCTAACGCCCAAGTCTAGCGCGATGGATTCATAGCTACAAAAAAGGCCGCGCAGCTCAAAAGCATACGCGACCTGGTCAATGCTCAGTTTTGGATTAGTCATCTATCAGGTGTTCCCCCAGTGGTCTCACCATGATAGCAGCCCATCGTCTGAAAGCGCCGTCCTCCATGTCGAGGTTTAGCTGTTGAAGTAGCGCGCTTTGCTTGGCCTCCGCGTGTGATGACGCGTCGATGTAGTGCGTGCTGCGCACTCGCTCCCTGGTGGCAGGGGTGAGGATAACTTTCCAAGTTTGGTGGTTCATTGGTGCGCCTCCTGTAGCAGCTGCTCGACCTCACGTTGTGCGCGTTTGATCTCGTGCTCTGATAGGTGAGAGGCGATCACGTTGCACATTTCGGCAACCTCTTGCGCCTTGTTATTGGTTGGCGCGGTGACTGCTAGCAGCAGCCCATTGCACAGCGCTTCGTAATGATTCATTGCGCCACCTCCCGCTTCACCTGGATAACCGTTTCATTCCAGAGCACGCGCCCTAGTTTGCGTGCGTAACCTACCTGTTGATCGGTAGGCCTAATGCGCAGCTCGTCCAGGCAGTAGTCAGCTGCAGCGCGTGAGGCTGCCAGCTCATCGCCGGTAAACTCAAAGGTGCTCAGCCAGGCGTGCGCCATAGCTGAGATCTCAGTATCGGTAAGCCATCGTCTCATTAGATCAGCTCCTCTAGGTCTAGTTGCTCGGGACACTCGCAGTCGAATACTTCGAAGCCGCAAGTGTGGCAGTGGGTAAAGCCCAGGTCTTGCTGGACCTCGGCTTGTTTTTCTTGTCCCAGGCTTTCGGCAATCGCTGCGCGGTGAATCTTTATCCGCAGCTCTTGCTCTCGCAGGCTTAGTATCCCAGCCATTCTAAAACCTCCCGTGAGTTGTAGTGCGCGGAGTCTCCGCAGTCCTCGATAAACTCCATGATGTCGATACCGTGGTCTTCAACCTCGCGGAATGCCTGGCGGCGAGTGATAGTCTCGCCGGTCATAGCTTGCTCGTATGTCATGCCGCCACCTCGCTTTCACGCTCGATGATCTCGCCGCAGGTGTACTGCAGCTGGTGCCAGTGAGTGCCGAGCAAATCAAGCTCGTCATTCATGCGCTGAATGATGGCCTCTACGCGCCAGGGGTAGGCGTCTACCAGGGCGTGCGCTGTGATATAGGACTGCTGACAGTGGAGGACGTCGCGGGGTCTGAAGCTGCCGCGCTGCTCCCAGGCATTGCGCAGGTGGTTAACCACAAAGTAATCCGCGACCAGGTTAATAGGGTCAAACTTGAAACCGTGAGGCGCTGAGTTGTTCATGGTGCGCTGTAGTTTGCGCTGGTAGTCGTGCATGTCGCGGATGTAATCGCGGGTCCCTACGTGTCGCAGCTCGTGAAGCTCGTTCATGGCTGCGCGGATTGCTCTTTTGATTTGTGATTTTGTCATGGCTTAGATTCCTTGTGTGGTTACGGTGGATTCCGTAGACGTCTCTCGACGTTTCGCCTGGTATCCGCCCAGGCTCATCAGTACGGTTAGAAAACGATGCTGTGCTCCTGCAGCGGCTGAAGCTTGCCGTTGGTTACCTGGTAAACCCGCAGCGCGTCGAAGCTCTCGAGTTTTGCCCTGGTGCGAACGGTAAACTTCTGGCCTTCGTCGCGTTCAGTGAAGCGGATGGATGAAAGGCGCTTAACCTTGCGGGCAATGCCTGGTGTTTGTTCAAGTGCTACGTAGTACATGATGGTGACCTCCCTGGTCGGTTAAGGGCTGCTTACGCAGCCTCTACGTTTTTAGTGATGTGTTGCTTGGCTGCGGTGTAGCTTGTAACGATTAGCGTGTAGATCTCTAACCCTGACAAACTCTCGCGGTATGTGACGCGGTACTTGCTGCCTGCAGCGGTGATGATAGCGGTGAAGCCTTCTGGGTCTGGCTGCGTGTATCGGTACAGCTCGTTGCTTAGTGTTGTCATGTCGTGTGCCTCCCTGGTCTATCGGTTAACGCTGTTCTTGCCGGCTTGGTAGCCAACGAAAGCACCAAAGCTAGAAGCTAAGAGGATTGTGAAAAGAAGTGCTGTTAATGCCATGTCGTCGTTTCCTTGTGTTGGGGCCGCGTTATGCGGCCTCGGCGTTCAGCTCACTTAATTTGTTGAGAAGCATGTCGCGCTGACACTCGTCAATGATCTCATCACATCGCGCCATGTTGCGGCGTATCTCGTTGAGGAATGTCCAGCTCTCATCGCTACCAGTGAAATAGTTTGCTAGGTAGTTGACCTCCTGACGGTGAAGGAACGCCAGCTCGCAAAGCTGTTCGTCAATCATTGTGGCTAGTTCTTGGTGTGTCATGTCGTGGCCCTCCGTAGGCGTTGCGTTGTTGACGTGATCTAAGCTAGTGGGTGTGACAGATTGTGTCAAGCAATAGGGCGAAACGCGTGACAATTGTGACAAAAATAAGCTGATATTCAGCGTTTAAGCGGTGTTGAGGGGTGGGCGGTAGGTTGGCATGGGGTAGGGGGTTAGCGTTCAGTGAGGGCGATTCTGTGGCGTCTCAGGGCTATGTGATGGCTGGGGTAGGGGTTGGCTATGGGTATTGCATTGGGTGTAGGGGCGGGACCCATCAGCTCATTGTGTCAGGGGTCGCGCATACGATCCTCTTGACGCGCCGCATATGCGCCTGGCTGCGCGTGTGCGCCAGGTGTGCGCGTGTGTGCGTATGCGCTTGCGTATGCGTAGGTGCGCGTTTGTGTGCGGGCAGGGGCGTACCCCCGCGTATGTGGGCGCATGTGTATGTATATATATATCCCCACCACAAAACACACATTTGCTTTCAGCCACAGCCAGCTACATAATGCAAGTGCTCCGTAGGGGCTTCCTTGTATTTGCCCTCTCGCTGCGAAGCGCAGGGCTTTTTTTGGAGTGACGGCTATGCCTAGAAAGCCAAGGCTTACAACAGAGCAGTTTGCTGAAATCTGCGAGATGATTGCGGATGGCATGTCATTGACCCGCATATGTGCTGAGAATGCCAAGTTCCCATCCTGGAAAACGGTATTGCGACATGTGCAGGATTCCGATGACGCATACCAGGAATACCGCAAGGCACGCGCACTACAAGCAGAAGTTCTAAGAGATCAGATTATAGATATTATTGAGCGGCCCTTACCAACTGATCCTAAACTCGCCATGGCTGAAGTGCAGCGCCGTAGGCTAGAGACCGATCACAAGGATAAGTATGTTAGACAGCTAGCGCCGTTAGGTGTTCGTAACAAGGCTGAGGATAACGATACAAAGGTAAGTGGTACGATTACGCTCAAGTGGGATGACAGTGCTGCAAGCCAATGACAGAGATATACATTCCGTATAAGCCGAGAAGACTACAGGCTGACCTACATAACCAATTGCAGTCTCATCGCTGGGGCGTGGTTGTATGTCATCGTCGTTTCGGTAAAACCGTTATGGCGATTAATCACTTGCTTAGAGACGCCATCCTGTCTGATAAGACAAATCCTCGCTTTGCTTACATAGCGCCCACCTATCGCCAAGCGAAAGCGGTTGCCTGGGATTACCTAAAACAGTTCGCCAGCGCTATACCGATGGTGCGCTTCCATGAGACAGAGTTGCGGGCCGATTTACCTAATGG